GTCTTTTAATAAATCCCATTCTTTTTTAGCTTCTTCTATTGGTAATCCATTGATTGTTTTATTATCTTCAATGGATTGTGAAACTTCCGATATTAGATTAGTGTACTCTTCTATTTTAGCTGCTTTTAATTTCTTTTCTGCAAGGATGTGTAAGATATCTCTACCCAAATCACCTTCTTGCTTTGTTAAAGATTCTAAATTTAGATTACCATCTATTGGAGTTAATTCTCTACTCAATCCAACAATTCTACCACCTATATCCGTAGCATCATCATTTAATCTACCTAATTCTTTTTCTAAATCTTTTAATTCAGCTTTCTTATCTTTTAATTCAGTTGCTTTATCAGCCAATTCAGATGTAAAATCGGTTTTCTTAAAGTTCTTAATTAAAACGGATACTTCTTTAATATCTTCGGTTGCGGTTTCATATAATTTATCAAATACATTTAATCCCATAAATTGTGCTAATAAATCTTTTCTCTCACTTTGTGATTTATCAATGAATAGTGCATTATTTCCTTGTAAACTTAATGCGGTAAGAACAAAATCTTCATAAGTTCCTACATACTGTTCAATGATTTGATTTGTATCTCTACGTTCCGTTCCGTTTAATGATGTTCTTTCATCACCATCCATTCGGTAGAACTCTACATCCACTTTTACGTTCTTCCCTTTATTTACGGTCTTTGCAGTTCTTTCAATGAAGTATCGTTCACCATTAATATCAAATTCTAATTTACAACTGAAGTCGGTTTTACGATTATTCATTATGTTTGCCGCTTTGAATGCTCTACTACTCTTATCATAAAGACAGAATGAGATAGAATCAAATAGGGATGATTTACCACTTGCGTTTGGTGCGAATAATCCCATCAAACCATTCAATTTTGTAAAATCAATCTTATTGTTTTCACCATAAGAGAACATATTACTAAATTCAAATCGTATAGGTTTCCATTGTATATTTCTTGCAATATCATCCAATACAATTCTACTATTGATATCTCTATTAATCGATTCTAATTCTGCTATATCCGTACTGGTCACAAATGGCATCATTCTACTCACATAATCATGTATAAGTGAGTTCTGATGGTTTACATCTGTGATATCTTCAAAATCCAATTTGTTTTGTCGGTTTCCTGTCTTTAATTTAGAAAGTGAATCCGTTCTGATAAGAGTAAAATCCTCAATACCATATTGCATCTTTATTTGTGTTAGAACTTTCTTTGTATCCGCAGTATCGGTATTGGATAAACGAACTCTTAATCTTGCATGCTTTGGCATATCCGATACAACCGGTACAAATCCATTATCAACATCCAAAGTATAGTATCCGTAATCATTTGGAATATCTACTGCTTCATAGGTCATAGTATCTAAATCCCAAACAAGGAATCCGTGCTTATCCAATGTTTCACCGAAGTTTTGTTGAACTAATGAACCGGCATAAACAACCTTACATCCTTTCGGACTAATCATTTCTTGTCTTTTATGGATATCACCCAATAGAGCTAAATCAAATCCATCAAATATATCAGTTGTAAAGTGTCTACTACTTACCACATATCCAACATCTGTCATTGAGTTATCAACTGGTCCGTGGAATAGTGCAATCTTTTTATTACCAAACATTTTATCTGCGGTAATCCAATTATCTTTATTATCAAAAATAGAAAATACGGAAAAATCAACTCCACCAATAGAATATACCTGTGTATCTCTCAAATAATGAAAGTTTGGTAAATCCAATGCTTCTACGATTGGTGTAAGAACATCCAATCTATCCAAATTGTTCATATTACAATCGTGGTTACCTGTAATGAGAATAGTTTCGCATAATTTAGAACACTCTGTAAATAACCAACTAATCTCCTTTAATAATTCAGGAGACATTTCCAATTTAGCATGTGCAATATCACCTGCTAAATAAATGATTGAATCCTCCGTTCCTCTACTACGGATTTCTTCAAACATTTTCTCAAATACTTGTCTATATTCTTTATGTCTTTTAACATTACGAATATGAACGTCTGCGATGTGATAAATTCTTTTTAATTTCATAATTGATTTATTTTCATCAATAGTAATTCCTCACTATTAAATTCTTTAGTTTTCTTTAGTTCTTCATAAAAGTTTTCATATCCCATATCGGCAGCATCTTTATCTTTTAGATACATCATACGAACATTTATTCCATTCTTACGAAAATATTCTGCCGCTTTTAGAGCTTCCGCCATAGCATCGTTATCTAATGAAATAATAATATCATTTACTCCACTCATAAAGATTTTCTCAACTAATTGTTTAGATGGAAACTTACCTAAAAGTGGAATAGCATTTCTTTTGATTGTGATTGCATCGAATACACCTTCACAAAGTATAATTGGTTCTTTCCAATTTACCTGTGATTCAAAACATATAATATTTTTGCTGATTGGTGGGTTTTTGTATTTCATTTTGTTTTCTGGGTAATAAGACCTGGAAACAAAGTAGTTAAGTGACCCATCGGAATTATATGATGGAATAATTACCCTTTGTGAATACAATCCTTCTTTACAATAACCAATATTGTATTTAATTATATCTTTCATTGTAATACCTCTTTGAGTAAGGTAATATATAGCATTCTTATATTCAGGATTAAATCCTTTGGGTTCTTCTGATAAACTTATAAATTCTTTTGGTAGGGAAATGAATACCTTTGTATCGGCATCCTCTTGTTGTGGTGTCCAATTACTATCTCCGTATATTTCTCTGATTATGGATATAGTTTTCCTGTCCACATCAAGTTTACGAAGTAGGGATGTCAATTTCTTACCACCACTATTACAAGTCCAACAATGCCACTTTTGAGTTTCAGTATTAACCTGTAATTTTTGTTTATGGTGATTACAAAACGGACAATAAAATGCTAGTTCGTTACCCTTTAATGTAAGATAACTACCCAACGTATTAGATAACGTGGATACTACGATATTTTTATCAGTCTGCTTCAACACCTAACAAACATACGACAAATATTTGATATTACCAAATTTTTATGGTTCTAAAAACCACTCATCTGGTATCTCTTTATCTGCATATTTAAATCCATGCTTTTCACACCACATTCCGTAGGTGGTTTTGGATTTTTTACTGATTTTATTCTTTGAGTTTGTAAATACAAAGCGAATATCTAATTCTGGATGTTGTTCCTTTACTAATAGATGTTTTTTCCTATCTGCAAGAACAAATCTACCTTTTGTTTCTACTCTAATCCCATTAGGTAAACGAAAATCAGGGTGGTAAGTATGTTCGCTAGCAGGTACAATATAAGGAACCTGTTCTGTTTCATACTCAACTTTAATTCCTTTACCTTCGATTTGTTGAGAAATGTTTTCTTCAAGACCTGACTTAAATCCATGCTTCTTTGCAACCCATTTAGAGTTGGCTTTCTTTTTTGTAACTTTTTTAGTCATTAAAATTATCTCTTTACGGTATCGGAGTATTTTTTTTCATTAACTTCTCCACCTCTACCTGTTTTGAATTTTGCAGCGGTTAAAACTTGCTCATCTGCTTTTTGTAAATCATTTGTAGTATATGGAGTTTTTGCATTTACTCCCGCGTCAAATGAAATTTTATCAACGCCAATTGCTGCTTTTTGTTCGTCGTATATTTCTAAAATACTTTTAGCCATAGTTTTTCTTTTACTATAAATATAAATTAAATATCAAATCGTACAATAAAGTTCACAGGAAAATCAGGCTCCGATTTAATTGGTTGTGGTAATTTTGCTACTGCTACTAAATCCATATCATCATCATATAATCCAATTGTTGTAATATATGGTGTTAAGAATGAACCGGTAGTATCAATTGAACCACTTATTTCCCAATCATCAAATCCACCTTTCCATTCCGAATAGCCTGGTCTGGATGATGTATAACGATAATCTAAAATATCGCCGGAATCTGTTTGTACAATTTTCTTTACAAATCTTAAACCTGATTTTGTATTTACTTTGTATAATCTTCCATCACTACCTGTTATGTTTGTATATTCAAATCCAACATCTTTAACTGCTGATGGGTTTTGAGAGAAATTAAATTCATCTGGATTTACAATAAGTAAATACTCATGTTCATAAATTGTTTTTGTAGATTTAAAAGAAATGTCCCAACTGCCCGTCAATCTTGTTTCCGGCTGTTTAGTTAAAACAACTAAACCTTGATTGTAAAATATATTTCCAATTTTATCACTACCTGCTGCAGTATCTAAAAATACAAAATTATCAACAATCATTTCACCATTATTCTCTACATTAAAAGATACTAAATTTGCTGAATAATCTTCTCCCAAATATCGTAATACAACAGTATTGGTATTAAAGTTTATATTCGTAACCGTTACGGTATATGATGTATTTAAAATATCTGTAAAAATACTATCCGTACTATTATTATTATTGAATATAGAAAAATTTATAACATCCCCTTGCGCACCTATTAAATTTCCGTTTGAATCATCTCTAAAAGTACCAGCACTATCCACTAATGTCACAGAACCTTTTTTAATTCCTTCGCCAACATATATTTGTGGAATAGAAATTACTTTTGCAGAACCGGTCATAAATCTCTCTGCACCTAATCCTGTTGCGTAGTTTGTACTTTTATTACCAAACCTTAAAAATGGATTATCTACATTATCATTGTAAAATTGTGCTCTTAATTGGCCGTATATTGAATTTTTTGGAAAATTTGATGAAGATACACTAGATGTCGCGTTTGCTTCATACAATTGTAATTTTCCATCACTATCGTTGAACGCCCATCTTTTATAAGCCTTAAAAGGTCTTATACTAATATCTGATTTTGGTATTCTTTTTAACATATCACATATAAATATCTACCTAAAAGAAAACCCAACCTTACGGGGCTGGGTTTTACTAATCTGTTGGTTATTCTCTATTAGAAATCTAATTTAACTTTAATAGCCACTTCTTTGTCGAATGACTTTTCGACCGGCTTTGATACTTTTGCAACTGCCAACAGCTCGTTAGCATCATCATATAAACCAACAGTAGTTATGTATACTTTAGGGTCTCTTTCAAATGTTGATACTGAAAATTGTCCTGTAGAACCTGTTACGAATGTTGGATTATTTGAGAAATTAAATTCTCTGTTATTTGCTCTTACGAAGAAATGAGATGTTGATACGTTTTCAGTTCTACGAGCTTGGAAATCTGCACCTGCTTCGATTGTTTTTAATAATTTTATAGAACCATTTAAGTTATGGTTTTGTCCTGCAACCGATGATGATGCCGGTGCTAATTCTACTCCAACCGATGCGGATAATGCATTTGGGTTTAAAAGAATTACACCCATATCAGGATAGAATAAGCCATATCCCTGATTATTTGATGCTACATAAGAATTTATAGATGCTGTTAATGCACTTCCAATGTTTAATGAACCACTAACTAAATTATAAACCCTACCAGCTGTAGTTACGTTTTCATCGGTTCCACCACTATCATCAATAAGAGTAACGGTTCTTGTTGTACCTGTTAATTTTAATGAGAAGTTTCCTGGGTCAAGTCTTTCTTTATATCTTGCTCTATTTACATTAATTGCGTAGAAGTTTTTTAAATCATGTGCTCCTGCGGTAGAACCACTATATACACTAAAAAACTCATCAGCTCTATCTAAAAGAATATTTTTAAATTGATTATAAACTGCTTTGGTTGCCATTGTAGAATTATCATCTTGTTCTAAAGTCGGTGCGCCAAATCCGTTAGAATCACCATATGCTATAGAAAATTGAACTTCTGCACCATCTGATGATGGGTTTTGATTGTAAACTTCAACATAGTATTTTGCAGTGCTTGAAGCTGTTTGTGCAGATGATGTAAAAAAGGTACTTAAAGAACCAGTATCACCACTCCATATTCCGGAAGTTACGATTTCAGTTCTGTTAGTTACTTTATCAATTGCACCAAATTTTTTGTAGATACCATTTGTAATTGTAGTGATATCTCCACTAATTTGTTCACCTTGTCCCAAAAAGTTGTTCATGATTCTAACTAATTCGTTAGTATCAATAGGTGTACCTGCGGTGTTAGCTGCACCTGCTAAATATTGTGATAAGTTGCTTGCTAAAAGGGCTCCTCTATTATCTCTAATTACTGCCATATTATTTAAGATTGAACGTATGTTACGGTTACTGGAATAGTTTGTGAACCACCTGTTTCATTACCATAAACTGTGATTGTAGTTCTGATAGTTGAAGTTAAAGATGGGTTTGGAATAAATTTGAAAGTTAATCCTTTAGCGATTGCTGCTGTTGCAGATACATCATCACCAATAAATACTGGTACTGAACCAACTGCTGCGGAAACTCCCTCACCAATAATATCACCTGCGTTTTTATTTGCCAATACTAATGTATATCCCAAATTTCTATTACCTGCTGGAGATGTAGTTGGAGAAAGTGATACTTCACCACTTCTTTGATTTACTGAAATATTAGGAACACCAAATTCTACAACTGGGATTCTTGTAGTATTTTTTGGAAGTGTAACTAATTTATATTTCATTACTTGTGTCTCATCAGGATTTGCTTCTAAAACTGGCATATTTTTAATTGCCACATCATAATAAGCAGAACCCAATGGGTGTGCTGGCTCATATAATGAATAATCTATCTCATCATCTGCTAATGCAAATTGAGTAATGTTTAATCCTTGTCCTGCTGCTAATTTTTCTCTACCTTTTTTAGTAAGAATAGCATCCACAGTCAATTCGGTATTACTTAAATATCCCATAATGTATTTTTATATCGTTTGTTAATAAATATAATAATTTTAGAATTCCGTTATTCTACTTCCAATATTGGTTCACTTGCATCTCTACCTGCTTTATTTACTCTCAATGTGTTTGGATTTGTTGTAAATGTTTCAACAGGAGGAGTACCATCTAATGTAGTTGCTGCCGTATTTTTTGAACCCCTATAATAAGAATTTTCCATACCTCTTGTTAAATCAGATGTATTTTTGTAGTGAGTTTTTAAATATCCACTAACAGGCTTTACATCTATAATATCCCCTGCTACTGTCGGTACATATGAGCCAGAGAATGGTTGTATATTTAAACGAGTTTCTGTATAAAAAGATGCCGATGTATAATATCCTCCTCTTGGGTCCGCCTGTCTGTTTGGTGTAACTATTTTTGGTACTAATATATCTCTTCTTTTTCTTTC